AGCCGCAATGCGGTCGGTGAAATAACACCGGCCTGGACCGAGAAGGCGACAGCATGGGCGCAGATCCGGCAGTTAGCCGGTCGCGAGCTGATCCAGGCACAACAGAAGAAACCGAATAGCACGCATGTGGTAACCACACATTACCAGGCCGGGATCACACCGGACTACAGAATACGGTGGAACCCGATCAGCGGCAGTACATCAACGCTACATATAGAAGACGTTGAGAATGTGGACTACAAGAACCACACATTGATAATGTTGGCAAAGGAAATGACATAGATGGGACCGACTTTTCAAGGCATCAAGACTGGCGGCGGACACAAGAGCAGCCAGGGCGGCTTCTCTGTACATATGAAAGGATTCAAAGAACTCGACAAAGAGCTCGAAGTTCTGCCCGATGCGGTATTCAAGCGGATCATGCGGCAGGCAATGAAGAAGCCAACGCAGGCCACAAAGCGGATCATCAAGGCGAACGTGCCGCAGAAGCTGAACAAGAAACGATATGAGAAACGCAGCGGACTCATTGCCACAACTAGCGGCAAAGGCAAGTCGTTCAAGATCCGCGAGCGGGAGAACAAGGGGACCACGCTGCAGCAGCTCCGCAAGTCGATCATCCAGAAGATCGTCAGCTTTAGGAAGGGCCGCAATGTGGTCGCGATCATCGGGCCGCGCAAACACGCATTCGCGCACAACGGGCAGCGACTGGATAAGATCGGCCTCGGCATCGAGAAGGGATGGCGTGGTCGCGAGCCGGTGACCTGGATGGCTGACTCATTCAGCCAGGCGTCGGCAACGGTTCCGCAGATGATCAAAGACGGTGTGATCGAGGCTCTCAAAAGAGAGAACGAAAAAGTGGTAAAGAAAGTAAACGCGGCGAATTTTAAGAAGGTTTAGAAATGGGACTCGAAGCAGGCCTATATAGCAAGCTGAGTGGCAGCACCGCCATCACTGGCATTGTAGGTACGCGGATCTTTCCGGGCCATGTCCCGCAGGGTCAGAGTTATCCCGCCATGCGTTTCATGGTCAGCAGTCAAGAGAAGGTTCACAACCTGGCGAACCACGGGCCAAATAACATAGCCACGATTCAAATCGATTGTTACACAAGCGGCAGCTACATCGATGTTGTCACACTGAGCGAAAAGGTTCAAGCGTTACTTAACACCAGCAGCACCACATTCGGAACGGTACTGGTAGAAAACTCACACGTTACAGGCGTTTTGGATGAGCCACCATTCCAACCAGAAGACGGCTCAGACGTCTGGATCTATGGTAGATCAGTTGACGTCGCTTTACATTTCCACGCGACGTAGAAAGTAGGTTATCAACATGGCAGCAGGCACAGGCAACGGCGCGAGTATCACCATCTCGGGGATCAACGCAGCGTTAACAGGAATCACATCTTCGGGCGCGTCTCGTGAAAGCATCGAGACAACCCACTTAGGCACCTCCGGAGAAAAGACTTTCTCACCAGGCGATCTGGTCGATGAAGGCGGATTCTCGGTCGAGGGCTATTGGGATGGCACCGAAGCACCTATCAGCACAGCGGCGTCGAGCATGGTGGTGGTTGTACCGTCATCGTCCACCGGCGCGACAAAGACATTCACCGGCAGCGGTTTTGTTACCGGTTGGGAATGGGGAGCCAGTCTTGACGAACTCGTCTCGTTTTCGGCGACGATCAAATGGGCCGGTTCAATTACTTGCACTTAGAAAGGAAACCGATGGCTCTCTCGAAAGACCAGATCTTCGGCGCGGCTGATTCCGACGTCACTGAGATCGACATCCCAGAATGGGGTGGGAGCATAAAGCTCAAACCGATGACCGGCGAACAGCGTGCCGGATATGAGTTCTGGGCGGCGACGGCATCGAAGAAGAACAGCGACTTTCGCGGCATCCGTGAACGCACGATCATCGCCTGCGCGGTGGACGATGCCGGCGAGCCGTTATTCACGGCCGACGATCTGGCGACACTCGCAAAGAAGAACGCGGTGATCCTTGATCGCCTTAGTGTCGAATGCCAGAGGATCAGCGGACTGCTAGCGGATGATGTCGAGGAAGCAGCAAAAAACTAGAAGAGCGGCCGGAGCTTCTGTTCTGGCATCGACTCGCCGAGAACCTCGGCATGAGCGTCAGTCGATGTCAGCAGGAAGTCAGTAGTCAAGAGTTTACGCGGTGGGTCGCCTATTGGCGGTTTCACTGCATCGACTCCGAAGGCTGGCACCAGGCCGCAATGATTGCAGCGACAGTTGCCCGCTCGCAAGGTGCGAAGGTGGCGATCAATGACTTTTTACCGACTGAGAAACCACCGCAGACGAACGAAGACATGTTGGCACAGATGATGACAGCAAGCGGTTCGAGGATAAAATAGATGGCTCAAATCAGCACACTCGCCACCAAGCTGCTCGCGAATACTTCGCAGTACGAGAAGCAGATGAAAAAAGCTCGTGGCGCTAATAAGAAAACAGGCGCGAGCGGTGCGAAGATGGGCGCGGCGTTCAAGAAGGCCGCTGGTCCTTTAATTGGATTTGCGGCCTCCGCGCTGAGTATCGGCAAAGCGATCAGCACCTTTAAGAAAACCGCCGCCGCACTTGATAAACTCGCGAAGACATCCGCGAAACTCGGCATGTCTGCCCAGCAGTTAAAGCAGCTCGAGTATTCAGCGCAGCGAGCCGGGATCAGCACCGACACCTTTGCAATGGCCACTCAGCGAATGGTGCGGCGGGTTCAAGAGGCAAGCCTGGGAACAGGTGAAGCGGTTAAGGCGCTCAAGGATCTAGGGCTAAACGCTCAGAAACTGTCCATGCAGGGGCCGGGTGAGCAACTGCGAACCATCGCCGACGCCATGAAGAAGATCGAAAGCCCGGCGGAGCGAGTACGCCTCGCTATGAAGCTATTTGACAGCGAAGGCGTGGCGATGGTCAATATGCTGAGCGCAGGCTCGGCCGCACTTGCAAAGCAGGCGGCTCGGTTTGATGAACTGTTTGGCAGTGTGTCGGCACTCGATACGGCCGGGATCGAACAATACAGCGATGCGGTTCTCGACGTGGAGACCGCCTGGGATGGCATGGTCACACAGATAACGGTCGCACTCGCTGGACCACTTACAAACCTTATGACCTGGCTTTCGAAAGCACCGGAGGGATTCCGCGGATTAACGATGGCCATAGAAGACTTCATGGCGAAACTCGATGACTTCACGAAAACGATCGATAAGGTCAGCGATGCCTCTGGCGGCATGTTTGATGGCCTTAAGAGAGCCATCACCGGCGCGCTCCCCCAATCAGCGAAGGTCTTGTTGGGTTTCGCGGAGACTTTGACGCCGCTATTAACAATGACGGGCGCGAGAACGGCAGAGGAACAGGTCAGAGAAGAGCAGCTGCAACAAATAAAGGCAACCGAAGAGCGATTTGCGAAGGAAAAAGCCGACTCCGAAGCCCGAGCCCGGCAAGCAAAGGTCAACGCCGAACGGCTCGCCGCTGAGAAGGCCGAGAAAGAAGCCAAGCGAGCGGCCGATGCACAGATTAGAGAGAACGAGCGGGCAGCGAAAGCGATCGAGAATCGCGTCAAGACACTTACAGAAAAGAGTCTATCAGAGCTCGAACGCTACGAGAACCAACTCGAAGAGATCGCCGACCTGCAAGAAATGTTTGCGGAAACAGGCGGCGCGGCCGGCCTCGGGCCAGGCGTAGCGAAAAAACTAAAGAAAGACATCCGCATCGAGGTCGAGACGAATTTCGACAAAGCGGCAGACGTTCTCGAAGATGCGATGAAGAGCCAGGCCGCCGATCTTTCTAAGGCGTTGATACCGATTGAAGCGTCGTGGAAGCGACAAGCCGAGGAACGCATGCAGATGCAGGGCCGGAAAAGCCCGGATCAAAAGAAGATCAAATTAGCACAGGACCAGCTCCAGAAGCTCAAAGAGATCCGCGATGCCGTCCGACACATGACGCAAGACGCAGGAGGTCAGGGCGGAGCTGGTGGCGGCGGTAATATCAACGAAGTGGGTATCTAAAATGGCAACAGCAGACATTACCGGCGTTAGCGGGATGGTCAACAATGAAGGCGTCAGCACCTACACCATTGAATATATTATCGACACCGGCGGCACGTCTGGCGCAGCGGGTGCCGTGGCTGCACTGACATCGATCCGAAAAAACAAGATTGGCGGCCTAAAGAAACACTGGTTTGTGTCGGCGTCTATCATGCCGGTGCCAGGCAAGGCCGACATGTGGACCGGCAGCGTCGAAATGGCAAACAATGTCCCGTTCGAGATCACTAATCAGACTGGCGGCGCAGCGGGTGCTGTACCTGGCGGCGACTTAGGGACAGAAGGCGAGACACCGTGGGGGGCGACAGACGGCGGAGACTGGGACGACTCACTCGCTGGCGACAGCACCGGCGAGGAAAACGACGCATTAGGAACCGGCAGCCGAGGCGGTAATACCGGCACCGTTAGAGGTGGCGGAGGCGGCAGAGGCGGCGGAGGCGGCGGAGGCGGCGGAGGTGGCGGAGGCGGCGGAGGTGGCACAGCGAACAATGTAACAATGGCGAGTGTCATGGTCATGCAACTGACTCCGGTCTTTAATAAGTGCGGCGACCCAATGGGGCCGGTTGAGGTGGCGACAAGCCAGACGAAGATATCGCAGACCCAGAATGTACCGGTGAGCATGCAGGAGGCGACCACCGGATTCGGAGCGAATACCACCGCAGCAGCGGGCTCAGCCGGCACGATTGACCACGACTTCGCTGTCGATAATGGCCTTATACCAGCCATAGACTTTAAGCGTGATGACGACCGCAATCTCGTTGATCATAGTGCCGACAAGGGAGTGATAAACACAGGCACCGAACTCGGGCCAATCATGCAAGGCCCGAACGGACTCTACAGGACGATGAAGACCACGGGTGTTGTGGGCAGTGGATCGATCACGGTCGAGAATGTCGGCTATTATGAATGCGGAGAAGGCTGCAAGCGATCGCCAATCATGCTGGAAGACTGCGAGACCGGCGAGAAGTTCCCGACTGCGGTACCGATTAAAGTCGGGCCAGATAAACAAGTACAAGTTCACGGCACCAAATAGCAAAGAGAAAAGCAATGGCTAACAAAACCTGGCTCGGCGGCAGCACCGCCGGGGTGAATAGTTTGAACGTAGCAGCCAACTGGTCACCGAGCGGAGTGCCGACCGGCTCGGATAATATCTACATCAACGCGACCAGCACAAACTCAATACTGAGCGACCTCACCACGCTCTCGACCGTGGACGGCGAGCTACATGTTGAGGCAGGGTTCGACTTCCTGATCGGCGGAAGTACGGCCGGCTATCTTCAAATGGACGCGAGCGAGGTATACTTTGCCGGCACCGGCAAGAGCTATTTGCAGACCACCAGCAGCGAGGTCACGGTCACCGGTACCGCAAGCCTAGGAACCGACATCTACGGGCTAAACATCAAGAGTACGGCGATCGATGTTCTGAATATGGCCGGCGGCGATGTCGGGGTGGCGACTGATGCCGGGGTAGCTTCTGCAATAACTAGTGTGCGAGTGCTTGGTGGCGATCTCACTCTCGGGGAGTCATGCACGTACACTTCCGCGACTCTCAGCGCCGGCCGGCTGACGGTATTCGGCGGAACAACCAGCAGCGACCTCGATGTCTACGGCGGCACCTTTACAGGCCGCGAAGAGTGGCAAGCGAGGGCGATCAATATGTGGGCCGGCACAGCAACCCTCGGCGGCAGTGGTCCCGTTAAAGCGCTGACCATTCGCGGCGGCCGAGCCAATACATTAACTAGCGGCATTGCCAGGACGTTCGCGGCGGTGACGCTGCATTATGGAACTTTCCGCTACGATCCCGACATTCTAACGGTCACCTCATGGGGTACCCCTGAGACACCAATCAAACTAACGGCGTCTAGTAACTAATGCCCTCGATTTTCAATTCTAAAGCGCGCGGCCGCATCGCAGATGTGGTTAACCAGGTCGAAAGCGTACCTGGTCACACCGCCAGCGATCGCCGGCCTGCGGGACACATCAGCGGGAAGGCCTGGCCTGGTGGCGGAGTAGCCGCGCCGCTGTTCATGGGCAAGGTCGGCTATGGTGACATGACCGCATCGGCAGAAGATTGGTCATCTTTAGGTTTTGGCCAGGTAGACCTTGCCGTGCCACCGTCAAGCATTCACGCAGCACATAAGAAGGCCCTCGCGGAATGGGAGCAGAAGGGCAAACAGGGAGCCCCGCCGGCAGCAGTCGGACCAGTGGGCGGGGTTAAGAAGCCCCCAGGAGTCGGCAACATCGGCGGAGCTATCGGCTCGGGCGGGGTCGCTAAAAACGCAAGCGTGATCGCCATCAATCCGAGCTGCAAGGTAATCACGCAAGGCACGCCGGTAATTATGGGTGTTGAGTCTGCCGGCAACTATGTCGTCATCTTCGAGATGTGTCCTTGCGGTGACTACGATGGATACACCGGGAGTACCTAG